CTTGCGCAGCGACACCAACTTGATGTCACGCTTGGCCTCGGCCTCGACGCCGTATTTCTCGCCGACTTCCAAGGTGAAGCAATCGAGGTAACTGGTGCGCTTGCCACCCGGGGTGAGCGGGTATTCGGTCAGCTTGGCGCCGTCGACCGCTTCCCAGTCCAGGTCGCCATTCAGCGGGATGGCGACGGTCAGCGACAGCTCGTACTCGCTGACGCCGCGAGCGAAGCCGCGGGCGCGGCCGGTGCTGTTCATGGTTTTCACGACTTTGCGGCCGGTCTTGCTCGATACGTTCAGATCGATGACTTCGATTTCCTGACCGTTAACTTCCAGCACGATGGCGCCAGCGTATTGTTGAAGTGCCATGGGTTTGTTCTCCGTATTGGTTCAGCTAAGGCTGTGATCGGTGTGAGCCGCGCGGCGGGGTTGGGGTTACCGCGCGGCAGGGTAGGTGCGGTGCGCTCAGGGGTTTGGCCCTCGCGCACTAGGTCGCTTACAGCAGCAGGTCGATGCGACCGGCGAACACGTGCAGGCCGTTGACCACGTCCACCGGGATCTTGGCGTCCAGTCGGTTGGCGTCCTGGCTGTCGCGTTCGACGATCAGGCCGTCCTTGTTGGCCTCGACTGCCTCGACGATTTCCAGCTCTTCCAGCTTCAGCAGCACGTCCAGCAGCTCCGAGCGCACTTTCGGCGGGGTTCGTTCGGACAGCTTTTCACGCGGGAAGCGCAGCGCGATGCGCTCGCGGCAGGCCTTGCGGACGTAGTCCAGGGTGCGGATGGTGGTGATGTCGAGCAGCGAGACGTCGTCGACGCCCTGCACGTCCTTGGTGTAGGTGGACACCGCGCGGACGATCTGCACCTGGTCGCCCGGGCCGACTTCCAGCGGGGTCAGGCCGTTATAGAGGGCGTTTTCCTGCTCGGTGCGGGTGGAGCGCTGGTCGACGCCGACGATGTCCAAGCCGTTCAGGGCCAGGGTGTTGAGCGGACGGGCCGGGTCTTCCTCGCTGGCGATCACGGCGGCGTAGGCGGCGGCCAATTCGCCCGGCAGCTTGCCGGAGCCGCGGTACCACGCGCCGGTGAGGCGACCGCTGTTCACCTGGGCGGTCAGCGTCGAGGCGGTGCTCAGGTTGCCGGTGATGCCGAATACACCGATCGCGCCGCGCTGTTCCAGCGGGCCGGACACGAAGTCGAGGTGGCTGCGCAGCGCGGTCAGCACGGTCTGGTTGGCCTGCGGGGCGACGATGATGTGGTGGCCTGCACCGGCGATCGCGGTCAGGGCCGGGGCGTAGTCCGGGTCCAGGGTGCCGCTGGTGAAGGCAGCCACCGCGGCGGTCAGGCCCGGTGCGGTGCTCTGCACGGCGATCTTCAGGTCGTTGCCGACGGTGCCCTTGTGGTAGGCGGTGTGGGTGACCACGCCGGTGGCGGCGACGCTGGTGACTGGAATCTCGGTGCGGGCCGACACGACGGCGGCCAGTTTGGTGGCAACGGCGGCCGCGGCATCGCCCGAGGCGACGGCCACGTCGACGCGGCTGGCGCCCAAGGTCAGCGACAGCACGCCGGCGCCGGTGGCGGTACCGGTGAGGGTGGTGGTGCCGGTGGCGGCAGTCGCACCGCTATTGTCGGCCACTGCCAGTGCGGTCAGCTGCAGGTAAGGGTTGGTGGTGATCGCGGCGCGCACCATCAGGTGCAGCTGCGAGCCGACGCCGAAGGCCTGGGCGGCCTGGGTGTCGCTGAATACGTCGAGTGGGGCGAGCGGTGCCTGGGTGCCGGCGGTCAGCTTCTGGCCGAGGATCAGCACGCGCTGCAGGTTGCCCGGCAGGGTGCGCACCGCCAGGCGGGTGTTGAATTCGAAATACTTGCCCGGTTTGCGGATGCTGGCCGGGATGTTGTCGAAACTGATGTTGGGACTGGCCATGGAGGGCTCCTAGGTTGCGGGTCGGTCTGGGGTGAAGGGGCCGCCGTCCGTGTGGACGACGGCGATAAAGGGTTACGGTTGGGGGCGGGTGGGCAGTTGGTCCTGGGCGGCCGGTGGGCGCTGCGGGTCGAGCTGGTAGTTGAGCGTGGTGCCGAGCCAGTCGCCGGCCGGGGTGTCGAGTCGGCCTTTGTTGCGGGCAAACAGCGCATCCTGGTCCTGGGGGCTTTCCGGGCACGGCCAGTGGCCGTTGGCCAGTGCGCCGTCGACCCAGGCGGTGTGGAATTCGCAGACGTAGATCGGGTAGGTCAGCGGCACCAGGCAGAAGCGGCGCGGGATGAACACCCGGCCCGGTTGCAGTTCCTGGATCGCCAGGCCGAAGTCCTGGCCGGCCAACAGGCGGCGTACCGCGTAGATCAGTGGGTAGCTGCCGCTGCTGCCCGGGGTCGGGGCAGCGCTGACGGCCGGGTCCGGTCGTACCTGGCGGTCGGCCACGGTGACCAGGAAGCGGGCGTAGGCCTTGTGGCGTTCGCGGCCGGTGCCGGCCGGGTTGCTGTTGATGCTGCGCAGCCCGACCCAGGCGGCTGGAAAACGGTTGGAGAGTTCGGCTGGAGCCAGCTCGAGTTCGCCGCGGTAGCTGTCGACCGTGGCGACCAGTTGGCCGAGCCCTTGGCGGAGTCGGTCGATGATCGCGTCTTCGATCTGGAGCGGGGTCGGCGCCGCGGTCGCGCCTTGCAGGTTTGGCTGTGTCATGGCCTGCATTCTGGCGATCGGGCGGCTTGGCGATCAGTTGCTGCAGGTCAGTAGGAAGGCGGGGTGAGGATGGTGTCGGGCGGTGTCGTGGTGCGGCGCCGGCAGCGGCGATCGGGCAGGTTTTGTCGTTCTTGGCCGTCGAGGTGCTTAGCAATGGTGGCGAGGCCTGTCGGCTTATCGCTGGATTCCTGATGCCTCAGGTCTGCTGTGCTCGACCATGTCGCTACTTCGGGGCCTGATCGTGTTCTTCGTTGAACGCGTCGATTAGCTGTAGGTCAACTCATGCTGTATGCGGAATGCCAATAGGCTATGTCTTAAATATTGCTAACAAGATGGAGTAAGCGAAGTATTGACACTGCCGTAAGCGGGGCGAAACTAAGAAATAAGGCTGCACACCAAAGGGGACTGATCATGCGCAATGCCACCGAACTGATGGCGCAGTACGCCGCCAACCATCGCGACCGGCGCAATATCGCCAGCCACTGCGTTGGGGTGCCATTGATCGTGTTTGCGCTGGGGGTGCTGTTGGGCTGGCCGGCGTTTTCGCTGGTCGGGCTGCCGCTGACGCCGGCCTGGCTGGGCTGGGCGCTGGCGACGTGGTGGTATTTGAGTAGGGGCAGCCTGCTGCTGGGGCTGGCGGTTAGCTTGCTCAATGCGCTACTGCTGGGGCTGGCCGCGCCGCTGGCGGCGGGCAGCGTGGGCTCGTGGCTGGGGTGGGGGATCGGGGCTTTTGTGCTGGGCTGGTTGATTCAACTGCTCGGGCACTACTACGAGGGGCGCCGGCCGGCCTTTCTGGAGGACCGGATCGGGCTGCTGGTGGGGCCGATGTTCGTCACCGCCGAATTCCTGTTCGCGCTGGGCTGGAACAAGCCGATGGCGGCCGAGATCGAACGGCGCGCGGGGCCGACGGTGCTGTACGACCTGATCCACAGGGCGATGCACTGAGCGCTGCCTGCATGTCGACGACGTGGGGCAACACTGAAATGTGCCTAGCCGCGGCGCGTTGCCATGCCGCTGCATGGGCGTAGTCTGCATGCCGGGCGAGGCGTTTTGCGGGCCGGATCGATTGGCCAATGCAACAGGGCCGGTGCTAAGAAGCACCGGCCCTGTTGTCGTGTGGCGGGAGTCACTTGTCGGCCTTGCGATCGAGCTTGTCGTCGATGCGCTGGATGTGGGTCTTTACCTCGCGCAGCATGTCGATCATCTGGTCGCTGGACTTGGCCGCGTCGTCGCGGCGCTGATAGTCGCGTTGGATCGCCAGGCTCTGCCGCTTCAGGTCGGCCAGCTCCTGCTGCAGCTGGCGCACCCATAGTCCGCCGAGAAACGCCAATAGTCCGAACGCTACTTGCAGTACCAGGTCCAGCGTCATCGGCCGCTCCGTTCCTGCACTTCTTGGCAGACGATGCAGCGGGTGCAGCCGGGCACCGCCTGGCGGCGGATAGCGGGGATGTCGTCGCCGCAGTCTTCGCAGTGGCTGTAGCTGGGGCCGGCGACGGGACGGCGGTGGCGCGCCAGCGCCTCTTCGCGTTGCAGTTGTTCCAGATCGCTGGCGCGGTCGAACAGGTCGCTCATGGTGGGGTGTCCTTATTGGGTTGCAGCCAGTCGATCAGTGCGTCGAGCTGGTGCTCGAGGCGCCGGCAACGCTGGCCATAGTCGGTGAAGTGGTCGAGGAGGTCGGCTTGCGATACCCCGGAGTCAGTGGCATCGGCGGGGTCGGCTTCTGCAGCAGCAGCGCCGGTGGGGTCGGCAGCCGGCATGGGCTGGGCGCCGATGGCGGTGTTGAGCACGCCGACAAAGCCGCGAGTGAACACGCAGCGAGGCAGCGGCTGTAGCGGCGCGTCCGGCGCCGGGCGGTAGACGGTGGTGACACGGTCGAGGCTCCGTTTCAGTTGGGCGGTCAGGTCGGCGCCGGCCAGTTGTTGTGCGGCGAGTCGGGCGGCGAGCGCGTCGCCGCGTTCGGCCAACTGCCGCTCTCGCAGTAGGGCGGCGATGCGGGCCCGTTCGGCGGCCAGGCGCTGCGCCGTCAACTCGGCCGCGGCCGTGTCGCGGGCCTGACGTTGGCCGAAGCCGTAGCCGGCGCCGGCGGCGAGCAGTAGTGCGAGGCTCGCTAGGCCCAGCCGAGCCAGCGCGCCGTGTAAGCGAATCAGCAGGGCGTTCATTGGACGCTCCTCATTCGCTCTTGCCGCGCCAGGCGGCGATCAGCCGCAGCGCCGCCGCGTAGCCGCCGACCAGGCCCAGGTAGATCAGCCAGATTTCCGGCGCGAGCGTGCCGGCCACGCCCTGGTAGACGAACAGGCCGGTGGCGGTAGCGCAGGCGACGTTGGCCCACAGCTTGGTGTGCGACAGCCGGCCGCTGCCGGGGTTGGTGATCAGCTCGGCGACGCGCATCAGGCCACCCCTTTCGCGAGTTCGAAGTGCGGGAACTCGCGGAACGGCGCGCCGGGGCGGCCGTACCAGTTCAGCCCCAGCTCGATGCCGATGCGGCCCATGGTCTGCCAGTGCGGATGGCCGGCGTCCCATTGCGGCTTGCCGGCTACCAGCGGCACCACGTCGAAGGCGCGCGCGGCCGGCTGGCCGTTGAGGGTGAAGTTGTGCGCCGACTGGCCGGCGCGGGCATTGGTGACGCGTGGGCCGGGGGCTGTGCGGCCTTGGGCGTACAGCGCGTCCTGTTCGGCGCCGGAGCGCCAAGTGCAGGTGATCAGCGGGGTGACGCCGGCATCGGCGCAATGGCTGAGAAAGGCGTGGGCGAGCGGCTGCAGCGCGGGGTGCAGGTCGTCGAGATTGCGGCTGGCCATGATGGGCTCCCGTCGTGGTGGCGATGGGAGCGATTCTGGCGCGCGCGGGGCGCCCAGCTCAGTGGGCGCAGGTCAGTGGGAAGGGCGGGGGAGGTGCGAAAGAGTGGGTCAGGCGCGGTTCGCCAGCAGGTCGGAAATCACCTGGCGCAGCCAGCGATTGCCCGGGTCGTGGTGGTAGCGCTCGTGCCAGTGCTGCTTGACCGCATAGGCGGGCAGCTCGAACGGCACAGGGAACACTCGGAAACGGCCGCGTCCTTCCAGCACTTGGGCGAGTCGTTCGGGGATGGTCACCAGCATATCGGTCTGCTCGATCACGAAGGCGATGCCGAGGAAATTGGGCACCCGCAGCGCGATATGGCGGGTGATGCCCTGGCGGGCGATCTCGCGATCGAGGATCAGGTGGCCGGTGCCGGAGGTGGTGACCACCGCGTGTTCCTCAGCCTGGAACTGCGCCAGGCTGAGCCCATCGTGGATGCGCGGGTGGTCGGCGCCGGCGACGCAGACATAGCGTTGGTGGAACAGCGCCTGCTGGTAGAAGCCTGCCTCCAGTTGCGGGATGAAGCCCAGCGCCAGGTCGGCCTCGCCGGCTTCCAGCATGCGCGCGGTGTCAGCCGACAAGGGCACGATGTCGATGTGCACGCCGGGCGAGGCTTGGCGCAGATAGGCCCACAGCCGGGGCAGCAGCACCAGCTGGCTGATGTCGGTCATGCTGATGCAGAAGGTGCGGTCGGAGCTGGCCGGGTCGAAGCCGGTCTGATGGCCGAACACCTGGTCGAGCGCATCGAGCGCGGTGCGCACCGGGTGCTC